TCCTTCTTCATCTGGGTCTGGTTGGGCATCATCCTCTGGAGTCTGCTGTTCTGGGCCGGTATCGCCTGGGGCGTGGTCAGGGCCGTCAGGTGCCTGTTGTGAAAGACCCGGAGTCGTTGCTGGAGCAGTATCTACGACTGAGGGAGGAGTGGTATCCCTGGCAACCCAACTTTGTCAGCGATATGATCAACTATTATAGGATGAAGGATAGACAAGATGGCAGAATGGGTTACGACCGAGCAGGCAGCCAAGATAGTCGGTCGCAGCAGGGATACTATTCATACCTGGATCAAACGGACAAGGCTGGGTATGGCTGAGATCCCGCTGACGCTTAAACCCTCTGGCAGTAGAAGAGGGGGGTGGTTAGTCTTGGCCGACTCGTTATTGGCGGTCGAGGCCGGGAGTACCCGTTATGCCCGTAAAGGAGTCGGTGGGCTGGGTAGCCACCCGCTGTCGAGTCCAAGTGCCGATACCCGGCCTGAGCCGGATGATGATGTTAGTTTCGGCTCCAGGGATTCCATGCGTAGGGTTCGGGCCGATAGACGGCGTTGGGTCAAAGATTGGGTGCGGGAGGGCAAAACCCTGCCCAAAGTGCTGTCGGCCTTTGCCGATAGGCTGCACCCGGAGATCGAAGACTACTATCAGGCTGAAAGAGCCATAAAAAAGGCCAGGGAAGGTGAGAAGCCCCAGCCTTAGAAGGAGATTCGAGAAGGAGAATCGAAACTCAGCCATATTATAGCACATCTTAACTAAATAGACTTGCAATAACTATTTCTTGATGGTAAAGTCAGAGCCATATTATGTGTCCAGGCGCAAGATATGGCTTTTTTTGATGATATTTTTAACGATATTCTGAAGCACGAAGGCACAGAATACACCGATTTTGCCGAAGACAAAGGCGGGGCTACCAAGTTCGGGGTCACTTTGGCCCTGTTACGGGCCTACATGCCTTCGGCTGATAAGGATGATGTTGAGAACCTGTCTCAAGACCAGGCCAGGGAGATCTACCAGCGGTTATGGGACGAGGCTCGGATCAGTCGCTTAGACCTGGATCAGGTCAGTAGCGAATACTATTTCGATATGTATATTAACGGTGGCGGTAAGATGGCCGGCATGTGTTTGCAGGCCGCTATCAACCATAAACTGTCAGCGACCGATTCTAGTCAGTGGATCGATGTGGATGGACTGCCGGGCAACGGTACCAGACAGGCACTGACCAGGGTGGGAGGTATCCCTCTCCTGCATCTGATGATCCAACGTAGCGGCTTCTTCTGGAACAACGTGCTGAAAGGCTGTCGCTACGCTTTTCAAGTCCGTGACGGTGTTAGTAACCGGACGGATCAAGAATTATTTATTTATGGCTGGATTAGACGCTGTTTTGGCCTGGATGCTCAGGGCCGAACCTCGATTAGCCGGTTCAGCCGATCTGAGTTGGAGCAAGAACTAGCTAAACGGCCTGATTAGGCCCAACCGCCATGCGGGTGCGTTAATTCGTGGGCATGGGGAGATAATATAATGCAACTATCGAGAACAGAAGCAGTTAGAGCGGCCCTGGCCGCTACTAATGGGACGCACGGCCAAAAGTCGGTTACTGGAACCAGCGCACCATTGACCACTGATACCACTAGCGGGTTTCACGGGGTGGCGGTTAAGGCACTGGCCTCTAATACAGCCACCGTCTTTGTGGGTATCGGCACAGTGGCCGAGGCTAACGGAATGGAGCTTAACCCTGGCGAAGGCGTGACTATTGATATTGACAAGGCTTCATCGGTACAAGTTATCACCGGCACAGCCACTCAGACCGTCAGTTACATCCTGACATAGGAGGACGCAATGAAATTCCATGATTTTAGTCCGTTCTATAGATCAGGCGAAGGTATCCGCTCCAAGGTGGCTGGCGATAGGCTGATTGATAACCCGGCTGTGGCTGATGCACAGGGTGGTAGTGGGGCTAGTTTTAACTTTGATGGTACGGATCAGGTGACGACGACAGCGGACACCTTAACTTTAAGTGCTTCCGCTTCTGCAGAGGCATGGTTCAAGACGGTAGATGACTCAGCAGGACAGAATACCATTGTTGCTTTCGGTGGGGCTTGGGCTTCTGCATCAATGGATTTTGCTATACAGGTTAATGGCGGGAACTTAATTACTTATAACTGGCGAAGGTCAGGGGCAGAGCTTGCGCATAGTACCACACGTAATGTAACAGATGGCGAATGGCATCATGTGGTTTCGACATATGTTGACGGTGCTGGTAATACGGGTGAAAATAAGATTTATTTGGATGGGGTGCTGATTTCTACTGCTAATAATGTGAAGACATTTGGCGGTTCAGGAACTGGTGAGATGGCTATAGGTAGCTCTTCGTGGGGAAGCACCCAATATTTTAATGGTGAGATTAGTGGGGTGAAGTACCACAATCGAGCCTTGTCAGCAGCCGAAGTAAGAGCAGCTTATAATGGACAGGCTGTGCCGTATGAGTATGTGGGTGCTAGTCAGGATGAGTTGGTTACAAATGGGACGATGGAGGCTACTGGCGGTATTGTAGAGACAGGACAAGGTGCCTCTGGTGTTGCTCCAGATTCTTGGGTTCTGTATAGGGGGGTCGGCTCATATGATACAACCACTGAGTATGATGGTTCCCAGTCCTTCAAGATTGGGAATCAGGCTAGTAATACTGGGTATTTGTACTCAGAATGGCATGGTGATGGGGCTTTTAGTCTTATAAAAGGCAAGAAATACCGTCTTAGTTTTTATGCCAAAGCTACTGGTTCTGGTGGGTCTTGTAGTGAGGTTTCTGGCAATGGCAATTTCAACAGTATTGACATACCATCTACTACTACAGATTGGACACTATTCACTCAGGATTTCAGCCCTTCTGTTGCTACTGCCGTATCATCTACTGTTATAGGGTTTTATGCAGATGAGCATGTTACCGTCAACACTAACAGTATTACTATTGACAATATAACCCTAAAACAAATAGGTTGTGTAGCAGAATATTTGCCATCAGGCGTGGGGCATGGGATGTGGCTAGACGGGTCAGGCAATGAACTGCATGGTTCGGTTTCCGGTGCCACCGCTATCGGCATCGACAGCAACCACCGTGAGAAATATGTTGACCTGACGGTCACTGGCGATACATCTTTTGCTTTACCCAAAGGGTATAGAGTGGCGGCTATTACCACTAAAGAGACTGCCGGTTACACACTGGGTGGTGGTATGGATGTTGGCACTACTAATGGTGGAGGCGAGGTGGTGGCGGCTCATGCTATTACCGCCAGCACAACGGCCATAGCTACCATTGTAGCATCTGGTAGCATCGGTGGGACGCATACAACTGCTGATGACACACTGTATATCACAGACGCTGACGGTACTGGCTGGGATAGTGCTTCTGTTGAGGTTCGGGTAGAGATGGAACGCTTAATAGTTTGACGGGAGATGAGATGATAACCAAAGAGATAATATCTACGCCAATTAACCCATTCGATCAGCAAGCGGCTAGTGTCGTTGTTTATAAGGTGGCACGTGAAGATAACGCTATTACTTGTCAGTTGGTTGATAGCGATGGGTCGGTGATTGAGGGCAAGCGGGTTTACAAACTGGATGACAGCCCTTTTGATTTAGGCGATGATGAGATTAAGCTAGTGGAGGGTGAAAAGCCGACCAGTTCCTGGCTGAAAGCGACTATCCAGTTGTGGCTGGACGGGCAACAGTCGTCTGATGAAGACGGTAATGTGTCGGAGGACGACCCGTTCTGTTATGCCTCGGATGCCACCAAATCCGAACTATTGGCCTTAGTGCCGGAGGATGAAAATGAAACAGGGTAAAGCATCGACCAAGAAGCGTGGCAAAGCCGTACCGGGTACCGCCAAGTGGCTGAAATCTAAGAAACGAGGCAAGAAGTAACCGTGAGAGGATTGTTTGGCAAGAAACCGAAGGCCAAGCCGGAGCAGTCCACTCGCCAACGTCCTTTTGCGGCTGATGACGCTGATCTGGCCCGAAAAGAGGCCAGGGAGATCAAGTCTTACGGACGGAAACGGTTTTGGCTGAAAAAACAGAACTTTGGGTGGTAGATAATGGCTGAATGGGACAGGTTACCGCAAGAATCAGATTCGGCTTTCGCCGCTTTCGTTATTTATAGGTCGATGCCACCTACGGATCGCTCGATCAAGCAGGTGCCTATCATCCGTGACGGCGATGCCAAGAAAGGACGAAACACTCGGCAGTTTGATCAATGGGCCTCTAAGTTCTCTTGGACTGACCGGGTAGCGGCCTGGGATATCTATCAGGACAAGAAGTATCAGAAAGAGCATACCAACGTTATCCAACGTGACAAGCAACGGATACTCAGTCGGGCCTACAAGATGATGGATCTGGGATCGGAACTGATCGACAAGGCCGAGATCCATAATATGACAGCCGCTGAAGCTCGGAAGAAGATGAACGTGGCGGTGCAGTTAGTGACCGGCGGTTCCAAGATGGTAATGGATGTGATGGGCCTGTCGGAAAGCCAGCAGAACACTTTAATTAACGCCGAGGAGGGTGAGATTGCAATCCTCATCAACCAGTTCCACCAAGTTGGGGGATTTAACACCCCAGCAACGGGAGAAGTGGTTAGCACGAACAGCTAGGTCGATCTATCAGAGCCATCCCAACCAGTTGGTGGCTAGTCCAGAGACTATGATGACGGCCTGTGTCTCGATGCTCAAGATCCAGGACAAGAACCGGATGATCGTACCGCTGGAACTAAATAAGACCCAGGTCAAGATCATCGAGATGGCTTACAAGATGAGTGCCGAAGGTCGAGCGGTTCGGATACTGGAACTGAAAGGCCGACAGCAAGGCTCTTCCACTGGTATCGGGGCTTACTGCTTCCTGCGCACTATCTGTGAGGCCAACACCAACGCTCTGATCATCACCGAAGAGAAGTCCGGCTCGGCCCGTAATATCTTCTCGGTCTACAAACGGTTCGCCGACAATCTGCCTTTCGAGATCGCCAGGGATTTCACCCGTGAAGGCACCCTGCTCAAGTTCTCTGACCCGCTCAACTCACAGATCCGAGTCGAGGGTGAGAAGAAGATCACCAGTTTTACCTATAACCTAGTCCACTGCTCGGAAGCGGCTTTCTTTACCGCTCTGTCGGAGACACTGGCTATGTTGTACCAGACCGTGCCGGACAACCAGGACACGGCCATCTTTCTGGAGACTACGGCCAATCAGCACGGTGACGATTTCTATCAAGAGTGGATACGAGCGGTAGAAGAGAAGTCCGATTTCGAGGCTCTGTTCATCCCCTGGTTCGATCACGACGAATACTGTACTCCGTTTCCTAACCAGGACGAGGCTGAACTGTTCAAAGAGGGCCTGAGCGATAATACCGAGTCGCCTTACGGTGACGAAGTGGTGTTGTTGGAGGCTTACGGCCTGTCGCTGGAAGCACTTAACTGGCGCAGGGCGGCTATCCGTAACCGATGCCAGGGTTCTCTGGACGAGTTCGACCGTCAGTATCCTTCCACCTGGGAGACGGCTTTCAAGACAGCCGCCCTCAGTATCTTCGATATGGCTCGGATAGATAACCTGCGGGGTCGATCACCACAAGAACCGGCCCTGGGTACCCTGTTCGATATGCACGGCAGTGTCCAGTTCCGACCGCAGCAGAACGGGATCGTGACCATGCACAAACCGCCAGAAGTGGACTATTTCTCTGGTTACGTAATCGGTGCTGACGTGGCTGAAGGGCTGGATACTGGTGACTTTTCCTGTGCGGTAGTGATGAAACGGTTGCCCTTAGAGATTGTCTGTGTGTTGAAAGGGCGGGACGGTCGGCAGGTGGATATCGATGAGTTCGTGGATCAGATCCGCATGATGAGTCTCTACTACTCCGATGCCAGAGTGTTAGTGGAATCCAACGCTGACGGCGGTTCGGTCAACAGGTTACTGACTGAACGGGGCTGTCAGCATGTACTGCGAGAGAAGGATGTGGGGTTGAGCGGGTCGGAACGGTTGGGCTGGCGCAACACTTCCACCTCTCGTCGGATGGGCGTGGCCCTGTTGCAGACCGCTTTCAATTCTGGTGAGTTGGAGCTATGGAACGAAGACGTATTAAGCGAATTTTCGACTTTCGTCACTATTAACGGTCGGCCTCAAGCTATCAATAAGCGCAAGAAACGGGTTCAGGGCCAGACCCGAACCGGCTTCTTTGATGACGGTGTTTTCGCCTGCATCGGGGCCGTTTTGGCTCACGAAGGCTTACCAGCACCTCGGCCTAACCGATGGCATGAACGGCGTAGAAAGGTGATTGAATTCAATCATTGGAAAGAGTCACGCAACAAAAAGACAGTGTGGGATTATGTATAACGATAAAGACTTCCTGGACATCATGGACGAGGACGAACTGGTCGATTGCATCAAGCAGATGCGGCATGATGCCGAGGACGCTATCTCAGAACGGGTCAAGGTCTGTCGCAAGGCTTGGCTCTACCTGCTGGGCAACCAGTACCTGATCGATGAGGGCGAAGCCTATGTCGATGCCGAGGTGCCGTCCTGGAAGTTTCGACTGACCCGTAATATCGTGGCTCCAGTGATCGACACCCTATCGCCTATCCTGTCCCAGGCTCGGCCTAAGTATTTTGTCCGAGCAGATTTCCCGGACTTGAGCGGGGTAATTACCGATCCGGAGAGCGGGATGCAGATCCCGACCGGCTTAACAGATTCTGAATTGGCTCACCGGATGGAAGACATCCTGGAAGCCACCCACCAGAAGCGGAATGAAGGGCTAGAGGTCAGCAAACTGCTGATGGATGTCCTGATCAACGGTACGGGTTATCGCAAGATACATTATTGTAGCCACACCAATCAGGTCAAACTGCCCATCATCCCTTTTGAAGACGTGCTGGTCGATCCGATGGGAACCCGACAGGATCTCAACGACTCCAAGTACGTGATCGTGCGTCACTATATGGACGCTACCGATATTAAGTACCTCTACGGGTTGGACGAACACGAATACGCTCAAGGCGAGGCCGATAGCGTCTATTCCAAGTCCGGTATCAAAGGCGAGGGCCGATCCTGGATGCGAAGGTTACGCAACTTCTTCCAGGACGGTGGTTCCGGTGATACTGGCAGTGAATCGCCGATGGAGCGACGAAGGTATCCAGTGCTGGAGTGCTACTACGATGCCGATCACGGTATGACTGAGGCTTTCCATCAGGGTGAGGGGCAGATGCAATACAGTGACCGCTCACGAACGGTAGTGGTGGTCAACGAGAAGTCGGTGGTCTATGACGAATCCAACGTCTACTGGCACGACGAGTTCCCAGTTGTCTGTTATGTGGCTAACCCTATACCGCATGTTGTGCATGGCCGGTCTGAGGCCGAGCCACTGCTGTCAGTCCAGGACGGGGTTAATATCCTATACAACACAGTTATCGCCAACTCGCTGTTGATGTCCAACTCGCAATGGCTGGTGGAAGACGGTGCGGTTCAGTACGAAGACCTGACCAACCAGCCTGGCCTGATCATCCCGGTCGAACGGTTGGACAAGATCCAGCGCATACCGCCGTCACCAGTACCCGGCGATGTGCTGAACGTATTGAAAGAGTTGGAAGGCACTACTCGACAGAACACCTCTGGCATCAGCCCAGTCCTGCAAGGCCAGGAACCTTATTCCGGTGCCTCTGGCCGATTAGCCAGCCTGTTGACCAGCAACGCCTTCTCTCGTCAATCACCTAAGATCCAGGCTATGGATGACGGTTACAGGCGACAGGCCCGGTTGGAACTCAGCCTGATGCAACAGTTCAAACAGTTCGACGATCCCAGAGAGACTAACACCTACGACGAAGGCGAGAACCTGCTGTTCAGTGAAGCTATGCGGGAACTGC